CCCCTACTAGCGGCTTTCCTAACCCTTGCGGTTCTACGCCTACAATAACTGCATACCACGACGGGGCGGGTACATATCCAGCAGACGGCGATAAGGTTTATAACACGCCTAATTTAAGCAGCCCATTATCTAGCGGTTCGTACCTTATGGAAAACAATTTCTATATAAGTATATTTGGAGGCGAACCTGGAGAAGTAACGGGTGTTACTGAATCCCCGGCGCCAATACCATTACACTATACGCTAGAAAAATGTAGCGATAGCAGCGCGGGTTGGATAACAGGTCAAGAGACTACCGAAATAACGCTATCTAATAACGATAGGGTTAGCGTTGGTGGCGAGTTTTATATTGTAACGGGTACGTCTAGCACGGGTACAAGCGTTGGCACAGTAACCGATACGGGTCAAACAGGTTGCCCGGTTGTTACAAATGAATTTGTTACAGTTTGGAATAGTGGAAGTAATGGCGAAATAAAACTACCATTAGAAGCTAGTGGTTCATACAATTTCGATGTTTATTGGGGCGACGGTAATGTAGATACTATTACTTCATACAATCAAACAGAAGTGCGCCATTATTATTTAGATGATAATACAGATTATACAGTAACTATTAGCGGTACTATTGAAGGGTTTAGTTTTATAAACGAGCCATTATTTAGAAACCAATTTAAAAAAGTTGTTTCCTGGGGTAGTTTAAGACTTGGAAATAGCGGTAATTATTTTGCAGGAAATACAAGCGTTACAGATTTTAGCGAAATAAGCGATACATTAGATTTAACGGGTACTACTAACTTAGCAGGAATGTTTAAGGAAATTGACGATGTAGGTTCGATAAATAATATAGAAAATTGGGACGTTTCCAATGTAACTAATATGAGTGAAATGTTCTGGGGTACTAATTTTAATGACGATATTAGCGCCTGGAATGTAGGAAGCGTTACTAATATGAGGCAAATGTTTTTTGCAACTAATACATTTAACCAATCTATTGGAACCTGGGACGTTTCTAGCGCTACTGATATGTATGGTATGTTTTATTCCGCGTCTGCATTTAATCAAAATTTAGATTTATGGGACGTTTCAAATGTTACCGATATGGGTACTATGTTTAGGTTTGCAATTAACTTTAACGGCGATATTTATTCCTGGAGTGTATGCAGCGTTTCAAATATGAGCCAAATGTTTGAAAGCGCCGCACAATTTAATAAAGATTTAAGTAATTGGAAGGTTCCATTAATACCAACAGAGCCTTTTAAATTTGATTACCAGGCAACAAATTGGATATTGCCACGACCAGGTTTTGGCGAAAGTTGTAATTAATATAAAATAAAGATTCCCTTTTTGTTTCTTTGTTGGGGGTGGTAGTTTTCGGACTGCTGCCCCTTTCTTTTTATGTAAAATATTTTTTTAATTGAAAATAAATTTTTATTTTTGTATTCAAATATTTACCTATGAATATACGAGAACAATTAAAGGAACGTAAGCTATTAAAGCGAGACGTATGTAAACATTTAGGTTGCACGATGCCAACGCTAAAGTCAAAACTAGACAACCCGGCCAAGCTAACTTTGGGCGACGTTGAAAAATTAAAACAGTTAGGAATTACAATTAACATTTAAACTTATGAAAGCAGTAAACATTAAGGGAAAAGATTACATTACCGTAAACGAGCGGCTGAAACATTTTAGGTCAGAGGACGTATTTACAAATTGGGCGATTATTGAAACTATCGAAAAACTAAACGAAAACGAAGGAGTTTTTAAAGTTGAGATATTAAACGACCACGGTAATATTATGGCAACGGCACACGCCCAGGAATACCGAGATAGCAGCTATATAAACAAGACTAGCTTTTTAGAGAATGGATTTACTAGCGCATTAGGTAGGGCGCTTGGGTATTTAGGCATTGGTATTGACGCGTCTATTGCTACGGCAGACGAAGTTACTAACGCGGTAAATAACCAAAGCAATACACAAGTAGACGACAATAGGGCCTGGCTTACAGAGGAGCAGTTACAAGCTACATTAAAGGGTACTAAGGAGCAGGCTATTAAAGTAGTGGGCGCCTTTAGAATGAAAAAAGCATATAGGGAGCAGCTAAAAACTAAATTTACCCTATAATGCAAACAACAACAATCGACGATATTGAGGTTATCTACGAAAGCAAAATGCACGCGCAGATAAAAATAAAGGGTACACCCGACGCAATATGCAGGGTATTACAGGAATTAAACAACGGAAAATTAAATTTAAAATCAAAAACAAATGAGTGAACAGAAAACAGACAAAGTATTTATTGGCGGTGGTAAAAAAATTACAGGTCAATATGGCGATTTTAGAAGCGTAAGTATTTGCCTAAGTAAAATACCGGCAGATGCTAAATTTGAATACGGCGGCCAGGAGTACGTTAAGTTAAATATTAGCGACAAAAAAGAAGCTGACCAATACGGTAAAGACGTAAGCGTTTCAATTAACGATTGGAAGCCGGAAGCTAAAACGGTGGCTAATAGTTTAGAGCCACAAGATAGCGATATGCCATTTTAAGCATAATCTAACCTAAACAAAAAGGGACAAACCCTAAATTGTTGAACCAGTGTTTCCAAAAGGATAAGCCTAAGAGAAACACACAAATTAAAGGCGGTCTATAATGGGCCGCTTTTTTTATTTAAAATAATTTTTAAAAATGCTTTGTAATTAAAAGAATTTTTTTAATTTAGCGGTATAAAACTTATTTATTATGACAGAAAAATTTAGAGTATCGGAAACAGGGTTGGTATTTTACGAGCGTAAAACCAAAACAGGAATTAGAATTGAAATACTAACGCCAAAGGAAGCTATTGCATACGTTAATAGAAGCTGGTTAGTTAGATTAATCGAAAAAATTAAAACAGTATGGTAACAAAAGTAGAAAGCAACGAGGTTTACCACCAAAGCAAGGCGATAAGTTCAAGCGCCCTAAAGACAATACATAAAAAATCGGTTTACCATTACCTTAACCAGGCGCCGCGTTATAGTAACGCTTTGCAATTAGGTACGGCAATTCATACGGCGGTGTTAGAGCCGGAAAACTTTTACGATGAGTTCTATGTATCGCCTAAAATAGATAAGCGCACAAAAGCCGGTAAAGAAGCTGCTGCAAAGCAGGTTAAACTAGCGGAAGGCAAAAGCGTTATTGAGGCCGACCAATACGAAATGATTTTAAAGATTAAAGAAAATTTTGAGCGTAACGAACAGGCGGTTTATTATACTAAAGGCGATATTGAACTTTCGCATTATACGACTTATGAAGGAGTAGATGTAAGGGTTAGGCCCGATTGCATTAATAAGATGCTAGGCTTTATTTCAGACCCAAAGAGTTGCCAAGACAATAGCCCTAGAGCATTTAAAAGCGACGTGTACAAATGGGGTTACCATTTACAGGCGGCATTTTATAGCGATATGGTGGGCATAGATCCGAAAAACTTTGTGTTTATAGCAATAGAAACGAACTATCCGTATAGCGTTGAGTGCTATACGCTAAGCGAAAAAATGATTGACGAAGGACGTAATGCTTACAAAAACGCAATTGCGGATTGGAAGTTTTATTTAGAGACGGGAATAGCTACCGGTTATAGAGGCTACGAAAGAAACGAAAACGGAATAATAGTATTATAATGGAAAACCAATTAAACTACGTTAAAAGCATTTTATTAGGTCAGTTGCTGCTAGAGGCTAACGACCAATTAAAAGGGACGAATAGATATAAGCAAAACGTCAAAAACCAAGTTAATAAAGTAAACGAATTACTAGAGCCAATTGCAAAGGCAGAGTTTGACAAACTGTATTCAGTAGACCCGGAAATGGTAACAAACATTTTAAATAAAATAGAGGCACTAATTGATAAAATAAAAGGCGGTTCTATTGACGACCTAGTAATGATTGACGCCGTTATTGATAAATATATGGCGAATAAAGAATGGTTTGAAAAGCACGGCGACGCTGAATTTTTAAAATTAGATTAAGTTATGAATGACATAGAACTAATACAGGAGGCTGCTGCCTGGGACTATCATTATAGCGAACTTACTATTATGGAAATAGCCAAAAAATATGCAGTCAGTAAAAATTCAATTAGTTTTTACAAAAACAAATACCCTAAAATACATTTTGATTTACCACAGGGGCCTCCTGTTGAACGCGTTTTAATTATTGACGAATTAGATCTGGCGCGTATTGAGTTTTTGTTTAAGGAATATAAAATTGATTACGATATACCTTTTAATTTTAACCTTGAATTACAATACAATAGCAAAATATAGTAACTTTGTAAAAAAACTATGCCTAAACAAAACCCATATATGAGGTATTTAGGCCCCGAGGATCATTTGCAAAGGGCCGTTTTAAATTACTTATCAATGCAACACCCGCATAGTTTAGTGGCGCACCCAGCCAACGAAGGTAAAAGGTCGCCATTTGAACGTTTTAAGCTAAAATATTTAGGGGTTAGTAGTGGCATACCGGACATATTAGTTTTTACACCTAGTAAACAATATGCTGGTTTAGCTATTGAATTAAAAGCGGGCTATAACAAGCCAACAAAAAACCAAAAAGAGTGGTTAGAAAATCTTAAAGTATGTAATTGGTATGCGGTTTGGCTTAATGATTTTGAAAACTGCAAAATAGTAATTGACCAATATTTTAACAACGGATTATGAAACATATCCATTTATACTTTAATGAAAACGAGCAAAAAGTAGGCCGTAGAAAGCAAATACTTACAGGGGCCAAAGATGGTTTTGAATATGTAGGAACGCTTACAGAAGTAGAACGGGAACTTTTAATTGAGATACTGTTTATGGTTTATGGCGACGACCATATAAGCCTGGACAATTTCCTTAGAATATTTGGCGACCTTAAAACTTTCTGCGATAAAATAAAGCAAATCGTTTAATAATTTTTATATTTGTTTAAGACTTAGAGGTTACGGGCTAAGTTGTTTAGAAAACATTTAAAGCTAGGGTAGTAGGTGCCGTAACCACCGAACCCCCAGCTTTTTTTTATTATGGACAAAAAAAGTTACTACGCAATCATTCCGGCAAACGTTAGGTACGATAAAACGTTAAAAGCAAATGCAAAACTTCTGTATGGCGAAATAACTGCTTTGGCTAACGACAAAGGTTTTTGCTGGAGTACAAATAGTTATTTTGCAAGCCTTTATGACGTTTCTAAAACGTCGGTTAGCGTTTGGATTAGCGAACTAGAAAAACGCGGTTATATAAGCCTTGAAATGACCTATAAGCAAGGCACAAAACAAATAGAGCAACGCAAAATATTTATCGCTACCCCTATTAAAGAAAACTTAAATACCTATATAAGAAAACTTAAAGACCCTATTAAAGAAAACTTATATACCCCTATTAAAGAAAACTTAAAGGGTAATATATATACTAATAATATTAATAATACAAAAGAGAATAATACAATTAATACCGCACAGGTTAAAAAACCTGCGCCAGCTAGATATTCTAAATTAGTTGAAAATGCTTTTGCGCCATATTTAGATTTATTTAAAGGCGAAAAAACTTTGCCTGCAAATGAAAGCCAAAGAATTGCTTGGAAAAATACATTGGTTTGGTTTGAAAAAAACGACTACGATTTAAGGGAAGTTTACGCTGCGGTTAAATGGGCCAGGCAAGATCCTTTTTGGCGACCAAATGTATTAAGCCTACCAGCTTTAAAAACTGTTCGTAATTCAGTACGCAAAATTGATAACATAATGGCGAAATATAAAATATCTGCAAAAGAGCAGACTAAGCCAAAACAAATGGCCGCTATTAAAAACGCAAAGGAATGGTATTTGGCCGAAAACAAAATTGGCGAAATAGAATTGTACGTTCAACTTTACAACGGTACAATAATAAACGAGTTCTTGCTTACCCAAAACGTTGAGGTGGGAAGGCGAGGTGTAGAACAAATAAGAAACTATTTACAAAATGCTTAACCAAATACACGCCAAAGAGCAATTAAAAGTAAAAGAATTAAACGCCAGGGGTTGGAAACTAAAATGGTCGGGCGGCGGTTATGATCATTACGACGCAATAGGCAAAACTTGTACTGGTAAACTATGCGTTTTAGAGTTTAAGTTTAGAAACGATAGCTATAAAACTAAAATGCTAGAGGTTTATAAATACGAGAAACTAATGGAAATGCACGATTATTTAGTTTTTTATTTAGTAAGCGAACAATATTTTGATTACATATTTGATTTAAGAGATTTAACCAATTTAACAAAACACGAATTACAATGTCCGCCAACAACACTATGGGAAAACCAAATGGTAACCAAAGAAGTTTTTTTATTAAATGCAAGCGATGCACAAACCATACTGACGATACAATAGTAAATAGCGTCGTAGAAGCCTTTTTAATGCGTTCTAAGATAGGAACAGAAAAATATGGTACTACGTTAGACCGAGACGATTTAACGCCGTTAGAATGGCTTAAACACGCCCAAGAGGAAGCAATGGATTTTACTTTGTATTTGGAAAAGCTAAAAAAGATATTTGCAGATTTAAAATAAATTTTTAATTTAGCCATTAACTAACTTATTGATTATGTATTTAAAAGAATTACAAGACCTGGGAATTAGCCTAAAGGGCAACCCTAGTGGCGATGTTAAAACAAAATGCCCACAATGCGGCCCAACAAGGAAAAACAAAAGCGACGTTTCACTAAGCGTTAATGTAAACAAAGGCGTTTACAACTGTCATAATTGCGGCTGGTCGGGTTCCGTAAAGTTTAAGCCTAAAGAAGATTATATACTGCCGGCTAAAATAGATATAAACCTTTCGTCTAAAATTATAGAATGGTTTAGGGGTAGGGGTATTTCAGAAGCTACCCTAGCGCATTGGAAGGTAGGCGAAAGCATTACATATATGCCGCAGGTTAAAAACAACCGAAAAACAATAAATTTTAATTACTACAAAAACGGCAATTTAATAAACGTTAAATACCGCGATTCCGAAAAGAATTTTAAAATGGTATCGGGTGCCGAGTTAATATTTTACGGCTTAGATAATATAAACGAACTTAAAAAAGTTTATATAGTTGAGGGCGAAATGGACGCGCTTAGTTTACACGAGGCCGGTATATATAGCGTTTGTTCGGTACCTAATGGCGCAAGTAAAGGTAACCAACGCCTAGATTTTTTAGATAACTGCTGGCGGTCTTTTGAAGATAAAGAGGAGGTTATAATTTGCACCGACAACGACGAAGCTGGTTTACAATTACGAGCAGAGTTAGCTAGGAGGTTTGGACATTACAGATGCAAATACGTCGATTGGGGCGATTATAAAGACGCTAACGAGGTGTTAGTAGATAAGGGAGCCGAGACGCTAAGAACGATAGTAAAAAGCGCTAAGAACTTCCCATTGGAAGGCGTTTTAAATATAGCAGATATTTGGGACGACGTTTTGCAGTATAACGAAAATGGTATAGTCAATTACGATATGAACCTGGGCGGTAGTAATGAGTATTTTAAATTAGCGATGGGAGAATGGACGGTAGTAACCGGAATACCAAATAGCGGTAAGTCGGATATTATAGACCAAATTTGTGTTAATATGGCGACCAAATACGATTTTAGATGCGCTATGTTTTCCCCTGAAAGTTTCCCATACGAGGGCCATATAAAAAGAGTGGCTAATAAGCTAAACGAAACCAATTGCACAAACGAACAATTAAACGGTACAAAAGATTTTATACTAGAGCATTTTTACTGGGTCAAAATAGACCTTAAAAACTTAACCCTGGAGGCAATACTAAACCATTTTAGAGACTTGGTATTTCAAAAGGGCGTAAATATATGCGTTATTGACCCTTGGAATATGCTAGACCATAGCGCGCAAAAAGATCATAGTTACGTTGGTAAGGTGCTTAGTCAAATAACACAATTCTGCCAACAGACAAACACGCACTTATTTTTAGTGGCGCACCCTAGAAAAATAGAAAGTGAAAATGGCAACTATAAAAAACCAACGCTTTACGATATAAGCGGGTCTGCAGACTTTTTTAATAAGTGTTATAATGGTTTAATTTGTTACAGAAATATTGGCGACCGTACCGACTACGGAAGTGATAGCGTAGATATACACGTTGAAAAAGTAAAGCGTAAAGAAAACGGTGGTCTAGGTAGTTTTAGCATAGCACCGGATTTTGACAATGGCGCAGTATATAAACCAATGGGGGCGGCTCAAAAAAGATTTGAGGCCCCTAAAAAAATGGTCGAGGTTGTAGATTTAGACCAGGACGAAACAGGTGTACCTTTTTAATTATGGCAAAGCGTAAAAGAGTAAAGCAGTACATTCCAACAGATGCACAAACAAATGCAAGGGTATGGTGTATAAAAAACAATATTAAGATATTGCCCGAGCCTACATTTAGGGGTATTTATTTAACCCTGGACGTAATGGGTAGGCTTACAAAGTCGCCCGACCCTTACACAAATGAAACAATAAATGCAAAGATTTATGAATTATATTTCTACCTTTACAAAAAATATTTTTAAATATGGGTTCATTTCAAGTGCAATTATTTCCTATATATGGGTTTGCTTTAGGCATAAATTACGCAAGTGGCGCAATTGAGGAATTTTATTATATGGAAGCTGACGAACCCC